CCCATCACATTCAGGCTGCGCATGCCGGGTATAAATTGGCTAGCTTTGGCAAAAGCTGTTTTTGCCGCAGCGGCACCGGTGTTTAATAGGTTGCCCACATAGGTGGACCCTGAAAGACTGCTGTTGACCACGCTGCCAATTAAGTTGTTAGGAAGAGCCATAATTTTAAAGTATTTATTGACAAAATTAAGTACTCAGTTTATACTGCAGCATAATTACTAAGAATTATAAATGAAAAAAGTCAACTATCTCAATAACAAAGATCTGCTGGAAGAGATACACAAGTCCAAAAACAGCTATTGCACCTACATCAAGGATGAGCATCACCGCTATGATGCCATTGTGAGCAGTCTTGAAAAAATTAATGTGAGAACCATAGCAGAAGCCAAACGTGCACATGCTAAAAGATTGACTCAGGAAGAATATGAAAAAAGAAAAACTATTGATCCCAAGACCAAACTGAGTGAATGTGAAATAGACTACAGAAAAATCAAAAAGAATGAAATAGTGTTTAGAGTGATGACTTATGAACACATACCCAACGAGCCCGGACGCAAGCGTGTGCCTAAAAATGCAGCAGATGCAAAAGTCAAAATTAATTTTCCACCATTTCAACATTGGAAGTTTGATGACAAAGACAATCTAGTGTGCGTGGGTAAAAGTCATTGGGAGGGTGGCATACACAATGGCAAATTCAACAAAGATGTGGGTAAGCCCACTTCCAAACTGGCAATGATGTGGATGAAATTATGTGAGCGATATGCCACCAGAGGCAATGTGCGAGGCTATACCTACAACGATGAAATGCAGGGACAAGCCATACTGCAATTGGCGCAGATTGGATTACAGTTTGACGAAAGCAAGTCCAATAATCCTTTTGCCTACTACACAGCCGCAGTAACAAATTCTTTTGTGAGAATCATTAATATAGAAAAGCGTAATCAGAATATTAGAGATGATATATTGGAAATGAACGACATGATGCCCAGCAGCACACGTCAAAACAAAGATGCCTATAACCAATCTTTGGACAAACAGTTTAAAAAGAAATCTTAACACCTTGACTTTAAACGTGTTTGTGTGTAAAATAAAAGTTTGGAATCAATAAAAATGTTCAAGAAAATAGCGGCTTTTACAGACATACACTTCGGAATGAAGAGCAACAGTCACATTCATAATGAAGATTGTGTAGAATTCGTGGATTGGTACATAGAGCAGGCCAAGATCAATCAGTGTGAAACTGGAATATTCTGCGGAGATTGGCATCACAACAGGAACAGTCTCAATCTGGTTACTATGGATACCAGTATCAAATGTTTGGAAAAACTTGGCAAGTCATTTGAAAAATTTTATTTTTTTCCAGGCAATCACGATCTGTATTACAAAGACAAAAGAGATGTACACAGTGTAGAATTTGCAAGATTTATTCCAGGAATCACAGTGTTGACTGAACCTACCACCATAGATGATGTGACCATGGTGCCTTGGTTGGTGGGGGAAGAATACAAACAAATTAAAAAAATAAAAAGCAAATATATTTTTGGACATTTTGAACTGCCGCATTTTCTTATGAACGCTATGATTGAAATGCCAGACACAGGATTGATAAGATCTCATGACTTTGTTCACCAAGAATATGTTTTTACTGGACACTTCCACAAACGTCAAACAGCAAACAACATTCATTACATTGGAAATCCTATGCCGCACAATTATGCAGACGTGGATGATGATCAACGTGGTATGATGATTTTAGAACATGGTGGCACCCCAAAATATATGAATTGGCCCAATTGTCCTAGATACAGCAAAATGAGGCTGAGTGAGCTGCTGGACAATGCAAAAAATCTTATTAAACCAAAAGCTCACATACAAGTCACATTGGACATAGAAATCAGCTATGAAGAAGCCAGTTTTATCAAGGAAACTTTCATGAAAGATTATGCTTGCAGAGAAATTGTATTGATTCCTGGCAAAAAAGAAGAAGATCACACCAGCACTGTGGACATCACAAGATTTGACTCTGTGGATGACATAGTTACCAAAGAAATACATGCATTGGATTCTGGCAGCTATGATAAAAATAAACTATTGGAAATCTACAAAGATCTGCAATGATAAAACTAAAAAGTTTAACTGTTAAAAATTTCATGAGTGTGGGCAATCAGACCCAAGGCGTGCATTTTGACAATCAAAGACTCACTCTGGTATTGGGGGAAAATTTGGATCAAGGTGGAGATGATGCAGGATCACGTAATGGCACTGGCAAAACCACGCTGATAAACGCTATAAGTTATGGTCTTTTTGGTGAAGCGTTGACTAAAATAAGACGTGAAAATCTAGTGAACAAGATCAACAACAAAAACATGTTGGTCACACTGTCATTTGAAAAAGATGGAATAAAATATAGAATTGAAAGGGGCAGGCGTCCTGGAGTGCTGAGATATTTTATCAATGATTCTGAACAAGAAATTAAAGATGAGAGTCAAGGAGACAGTAGAGAAACACAAAAATCCATAGATCAACTGCTGGGACTTTCCCATAGTATGTTCAAACATATTATGGCATTGAACACATACACTGAACCATTTCTAGCCATGACTCCTACAGAACAGAAAGATATCATCGAACAATTGTTGGGTATCACTCTGCTGAGTGAAAAAGCAGAATTTTTAAAAGAAAAGATGCGCATGACACGTGACGACATGACTATGGAAACTGCTAGATTGGAAGGCATCAAAATGAGCAATCTTAAAATAGAGCAAACCATACAATCATTGAAGAACAAAGAAAATGCATGGGACACACAAAAAACACTGGACGTGAACAAATTACAAGCATCAATTACAGCATTAGAATCATTGGACATAGAAAAAGAATTAATTCAACATCAACTGCTGGAGTCCTGGACGAAAACCGACACAGAATACAAGCAATTGATCAGGTCAGCCACCAACTTTGAACAGTCATTGTCACAAGCTGATAAGAATGTGCAAAAGCTGGGCAAGGATTTGGATCACTTTCAAGAGCATGCTTCTTGCTATGCTTGCGGACAGGAGTTGCCTCAAACACAGATGTTGCAAATGCAAAGAAAATTGGAAGAAGAATATGCAGATGCCATGAGCTATGCCATTGATTTGGAGCGAGATCTAGCAGCAATAAAGGAGGCATTGCAGGAAATAGGAACTCAAACTGCTCAACCAGTCACCTTCTATCCTAGCGTCAAACAGGCCTATGACCATAGACAATTTCTCGAAAACTACAAAAACACATTGAACAACAAACAAAATGACACAAATCCATACACTGATCAAATAAAAGATCTCAGTGAACAAGCACTGCAACCATTGGATTGGAATCTGTTAAACAATCTTCAAATACTGAAAGATCATCAAGAATTTTTGTACAAGTTGCTGACCAACAAAGACAGTTTTATAAGAAAAAAAATTATAGATCAAAATTTAACTTTCCTAAACAACAGACTCACACACTATCTGGTGTCTTTGGGACTGCCACACAATGTGGTGTTCAAAAACGATCTCACAGTGCAGATCACTCTGTTGGGTCAGGATTTGGATTTTGACAATCTCAGCAGAGGTGAACGCAATAGGTTAATTTTAGGATTGAGTTTTGCGTTTAGAGATGTGTGGGAAAGTTTGTATCAAGAAATCAATCTGCTGTTCATAGATGAATTGATAGATTCAGGATTGGACACAGCCGGAGTAGAAAGTGCACTGGCAATTTTGAAAAAAATGAGCAGAGAAAGATCTCGCAGCATCTATTTGATCAGCCATAAGGATGAACTGATAGGCAGGGTCAACAATGTGCTGAAAGTGATCAAAGAAAACAGTTTCACCACATATGGCACATCTGTGGAATATCATGAAGCATAGGAGCACACATGGACGACACACATGATTTATTGACCAAGGCCTACATGAACTATTTCAAATACAATGAAAAGTTTGCCAAAAGGCCCAGTCGCCAAACCAAAATACAGTCACGCAAATGGCTGAGCGAAATTAGAAAACTCAGTCGCACACGCCGAGCAGAGATAGCCAAAGAATACCTGCAGCACAAGCAGAAGGCCGGCAGTTAGACGGCGCAGCCGCCGCACGGCGCACTGCAGTTTGTTCGAAGAACAAAGTTTCTGCAAAAAATTTTTTTGGCTTCAAGTACCAAAATATATCGCAAATCAAAAATTCACACAGATTCAGCTGCACACATTAACTACAAACATGCCATGGCTGTATGAAGGAAAAGAGATTGACACACTGCCAGAAGACTGTGTGGGCTTTGTGTACATCATCACCAATCTGCAGTCAGGCCGTCAATATGTGGGCAAAAAATTATCCAAATTCAAGAAAACACGCCCACCGCTCAAGGGCAAGATAAACAAGCGCAGAAGCCTGGTGGAGAGTGATTGGAGAGACTATTGGGGCTCCAATGAATATCTCATACAGGATGTACAGCAACAGGGTGCCACACAGTTTCGCAGAGAAATACTGCACCTGTGTCGCAGCAGAGGCGTGATGGGCTATCTAGAGGCACGTGAACAATTTGAACGCAAAGTTTTGGAATCAGATCAATACTACAACGGCATCATCAACGTGAGAGTGGGTGGATCCCAGCTGTTGAGACAGGAACTCAAAAGGCACACAAGGCGCACATAGCAACCATGTTGATCCACAAGGATCCAGGAACTACGTCTGAGAAGGAAGGTGAATCCTGAGTTGCAGGTCCCAAGGACCTTAAACAAGGCCAAATGATGGTGCTCTGCAGAAAAAGATGCAACACCAGCACTGACCAGTCGCTGGAACGGCTGAATCTGTGCTCCGTAGCTGATAGAAGTCAGTGGAGAGAGGTATAGGGCTACCGCCTCTGTGCAAACCACTGTTCCAGATGGCAAGCTCATCTCGCATGATGCCACTTCTCCCGCAAGGGAGAAGTATGGTTGGGCTATCTGCATGATGGCAGTTACTTCGTAACTAAACAACGGAGGTGAGCACAGCGAACATCTGGCTGAACGTGTTCAGCCACTCACACTTAGAAATCTGAAAAAATAAAATAAGTCATGCACACAATCAGCAGCACCATCACAATCATTATCCAAGGTTCCATCTAAGCCTCCTCCACATTGGGATCAAATTCGCTCACAATCTGCCACAGGGTTCTGTTGGGCACACAGTGTGCTGTGTGACGCAGATGTGTGTTGGGCCATGATCTTTTCTGCAGTGCTGTGAGCACTGTGTTGCTGTACACATACATTTCGCTGGGGTCCTGCAAAAAAATTTGCGCTATCGCGCTTTCGTTGAGATAACTGCGATAGGTGTGCACGCTGTGCACTCCTTCATGCACAGAAAAATCTCTATGACTCTTGTCACCACGCAGCCACACACAGGGAGTGATTTGATCCTTCACCATTGTCACTAGATTGGCACTGGCATATTCTGTCACATCTTGAAAACCCATGCTGCGCAATTGCTGCGCAGTGTGGTTGCCCACACAGAACACTCTGTGTGCCAACAGCGGCTGCAGGTCATGCTGATAGTGTTGCATGGCTTTGATGTGAGTGAGCAAAATATTTTGTGGAACGATGGGTTCATGTTCCACTACTCGTGTCAACAGCGCAGGCACCCACACATGATCTATGGGCAAATGTCTGGGCTGTCGCAGCTGGGTGTGCATCACAGTGTATTTGTTTTGCAACATACGTGGATTTATTTAATCACTGCTGAACTTCATTAACAGGCAATATTTGATAAACCTGCTTTTAAAAGAATGGCAAGCCGGTTTTTTTGGTGGTTTCTAAATTTTCTTTCACCAGTTTGGCAATCAGATCACGATCCTCCACACTGAGTTGAAAAGCATCATCCAATGTGAGACTGCCTCTCATGAACCAACACAATTTGATTAATTCTGTTTTGAGTGCCCGCTGATCACCCTCCATTTTTTGAATCTCTTCCATTGCATCCGGCAGAGATTTAGTCAGCAGGACTACGCGAAAAAATTTGATTGATCAAAAGTCACAGGCACTTCAAAGGAAACCGGAGCGCCTGCCTTGATATCTTCAGCAGTGCTGTTGATTTTCAGTGGTTTGATACTGAATTTGTCTCTTTGACTCTGCACATGTGTCAGTATGGCCTTGTAGAAGTCTTTTTCTGTTTTTTCTAGAAATTCAAATATGTATTTGTATTCAGACACTGTGGAATCATCCACTGTGATGGACACCACACTGTTGGCCACCAGCTGTATGGTTAACTCAGTCAATTTTTTAATGCTGGCTTGAAACATTTCCACTTTTTGTTGATCTTCCAACTTGTTGTCATTGATCACATTAAAGATACGTTGTTCTTCAAAAGTGCGTATGGAACTTTCAGACAACTGTCTATAATTGATGGGAGATATTTTCACTGTGAAATTTTTGTATTCAAATGTGTCATCATAGTCTGCAGTAGAAATATCTGCCAACAGTGTGCGTATGTCAAGAGTGAAATCTTTTTGAATGTTGGTGTTTGGATAGTTGATTTTCACATCCA